GTTTCATATCGTTTTGAGATATTTGTTTTCAACTTACCCAGACTGTTTTTGTTAGCAGGGTTATTGATAAAGGCTTCACATTGTTTGATGAACTGCTCACTCTCAGATCTTTCTATTGGTTTATTACTTGAGGTGGTAGCTGGTTTGCTGTCCTCAGTTTTTAACCATGCCTTGTCTTTATCGTATAAAGAAAGGCCAAAGGAATCTCCAAATTGCATTAAAGCACGTTTTCTAGCGTCACTTTCAGCTTCTTTAATTGCTGATTCATGCTTATCACCAACACCACCCATGCGGCCATGCCCTGCTCCTGTGCCTTCTCGGATAACATTGCCGACTGTAATTCTTACCTTTGCAATATAAGAAACACATTTTGTATCTTCAAAAACTAAAGATGTTTCTATAGTTTCAGAACTCCAGCCATCAAAACCAAAGATGCGATTGGCCTCTTGTATGACGTGCCAGCTTTCAACATAAGCTAATTGCTGACCCCCTCCACCACTACGGAAAGAGACATTTTTTTTGTTAATTTTTTGATTTAACAGTTTTTTCTGTTCTTCATTAAAACTCATTTTTCTAAAGGGGTTGAAAATGCCCATCGGGGCAAGGATAAAGATTGAACACCTGTTTGACACCAGCTTGGCCAATCATCAAGCAGGCGACATTCGGCAATTTTATCTAATGCACTTCTACTAAGGTTTTGACCTTCTTGCAATGCTTCCTCATCAAGTTCCCATAAACCGACATCAAATGGATATTCAGATTGCACTACAAGAAAGATAAATCTTTTTGCCTGTGGAATGCCATTGAGATAATGTTTTGCCTGTAGATGATACTTAAAATTTGCCACTGCCTTTGCAAAGTCTTTTGGGTTTGCTCCTGATCTACTGGTTTTCAAATCAACGATAGTATCCTTGTTTAACCAATCAGGTCTGCATTTACAGGTGATGCCAGAAATGTCATCATCCCACCAGTATGATTTTTCAGCAACACCAAAACTTAATAACTTTTTGGCATAAGGTTCAGCAAATACAGCATCACGCATTTTGATGGCGTTAGACCAATCTGATTCTGTAACAGCCGTCATACCTTTTTCTTCGGCCTCTTTTGCCTCCTCTTTACCTTTCTTAGTAGTTCTGGAACTAACAGCAATAAAACGCTTATCCAATTCATCAGGTTCTAAAATCGCACAATGAGTCAATGTTCCCAAGAGCATGGCATTTGTTGGTTTATGTTCTGGCCTATTTGGATTTAGAAAAGAATTCCAGTAAGCTTTAGGGCCATGAGCAACCATTACCTTTTGCATTGATGCTGAGATAGCAGAATCAGCATGGTAGTTTTCGTTTGATATTTGGGTTGATCCTGTTGTCATGGCCTGTATCCCTCAGAATGTGGGCCGTACTGCATATAGATGCGAGGCCATGTTCTTAAAATTAAAGTTTTGTCGTCAGGCATTGCCACAAGTCCAGCCTGTGCTAAACGCTTTAAAAAAGGGCTTGCAGTTGGGGAATCAATAACAGAGGCAAATGTATTGAAGATTTCCTTGTCGGTCATAGTTAAGATATGGTTGCCGAGGTCGGAGCGATCAGGGGTTGGACGCTTCTTCCTCGGTTTTTTATCGAAGCGTAATCCAAGTTCATATTCATTCATCATCGTTTATATATTTTTTTTGATAATGCTTCAAGTTGATCGCAAAGGTCAACATCTTTTCTTTCTAGTGCGTAAGTCCAGAATTTACTAACTGATCTTTTAACAAGATCAATTTCTTTTTCAGAAAACAAATAACTTTTCATCGCTTTGCAAGCTCCTCACACGCAGATTCGATGTTAAACGTATAACAATCTATAGAAGTAGAGGTTCTAAGTGAATCTGAGATTGAAAGATAGCCGATGCCGAAGATGCAGAGGGCAAGAAATGCGTGTTTCATGGGGTTGGTTTTAAGGGTAAATTAATAATAACTAATGGTCAACAGTTGTCAACTGTTCATGGATATCTTTTACTCTTTGCAGTGGTATTGCTGCACATTGAGGGATTAATCCATTTCCAAGCAGTTTTAGTCGGTTTGTTCTATTTGCGAGTAATTCAGAGGCAGACCCATCATTAATTCGACAAATTGTGGGTTTAACACTAAAGTTCCACCATTCTGGGTAAAGGTGTCTGGTAGGTGCGGGCCATAGCCCTGTTCGGCAAATCCTTTTTTTTGTCTTCCTTTCCAATCTTTTGCGGTCAGGGTGGGAAGAGTCTGATCTATTACTTCCGTTGCCAAGCCTTTGCTGTGTCTCCTGTGTTTGTTCGGACTTTTGTCGTAATACATCGAATCGTTGCAAACTGTCGGGGTCGGTAGCATTGATTTGAAAAGTTTCTGTGTCTCTGGATTCACTGCTTCCCTGAGATTGCCTAACTTTGTTCTTCCTTTGCGTGGCCCTTCCATTTGTTTTTTTAAAGCCTCTGGACTTCTCTGCGGAAGATGATCCATTGTTGTAGGTGTTGGCAATATCTCTGTTTGTTGCAATGAGCCACCATCGATCTCTGTGGTGACAGGCTCGGACAAAATCGCTTGCTCGAAAAGTTGCCCATTCTGCATCATACCCTCCCTTGCAAAGCTCTCCGAGTACAATTCCCATTCCGTTATTAAGGATCGCTGCCACGTTCTCCAAGATGACGTATTTCGGTCGAACCACGCATACGACTCGCATGAGTTCGTAAAAGAGGCCCGACCTCGTTTCTTTGGTAATCCCAAGACCTTTGCCTGCCGTACTGATGTCGGTACAAGGAAATCCAGCAACGATAACTGACGCTGAGTTTGGTTTTGGTTTGTAGGTTTTGATGTCGTCATGAATGGGTACAGTCGGCCAATGTTTCTTTAATACTTTCTGACAGTATGAATCAATTTCCACAAATTGTATTGTTTCATAACCGCCAACAAGTTTTTCAGCAGCGTAAGAGAATCCTCCACCGCCACTGAATAGATCAATCATTTTTAATTTTTTTTTCATTAATGCCCTCTCTCTAGAAAACTTCTAAAGTTTGTGTCATTTACTTAGCCTCTACAGTATCAAGATCAAGAACTTTTACACCATGATCGCCTTCTATGTCTGATAATAAATCTTGTGCAGTGCTGTCAGAAAAATATCCTTCATCAGCTTTAATTTCAACAGCGATGGTATTCCAACCAAAAAAAGCAATTAAAGCTTCACAACCTTTATCAGTTACGCCTTCAAAGCGAAAACTATCATTTTTTTCTTGATATTCTAAAGTAATATCATATGTTGTGGTTTGTGTAATTTGCATTACTTAAGCTCCTATTGATAAATAGTAACCATCAGCCTTTACAAAATACATATCTTCCCAATCATCTTTCTCATCCTTCCATGTCTCTGCAACACAGCCACAGTTGACAATAATTGCAGCTTCAACAGCTTTCAAATCTTTTTGATGTACTCTGCAAAATATTGGATCTTTCCAGTTGCCTGTTGGTAAATGTACTTTATCAAAAGCATCATCAAGTTCTTGCTTGGTAAATCCGAAATCTTTTAAGTAGTTGTCCATAGTGGGGTTGAAACTCTTTACCTTTATTATAAACATATTTGTCAACAACTGTCAACAATTAACAATTACTGTTAATGTAATCCCAAATTTCTCCTTCCACCACACCATAAAATTTTTCTATATGTTTAATTAGTTCGCTGTTGTTAAGAGGTAACATTAATGCTTTTCTTTCCTCAACTGTCTCTGTGTAAACAGTAGGCTCATTAAGTTTCCAATCTTCAAACCAACCAAGAGCCATATCAATTATGGCTTCTCGTTTTTCTTTTGTAAAAGCAATGTTTTGTTTTTTCATTTGTTTAGTGGGGTTGCTATACCATTAATTATAGTCTTATATATCAACAACTGTCAACAAGGTTTCATTACTTGTACATCAAAACCTTTCTCTTTTAGTTCATCAATTCTATATTTCTGTACTTCACTCAATCTGCCCTTTGGCCCTTTAACCTCAATAAACTTAACCTCATCTGGTTTCATACATACCAAGTCAGGCAAACCTGCCTTGTTGCACATAATTAACTTGATTACTGTCCAGCCCTCTTTTTCGTATCTGTCGATTAGCTTCTTCTGATATTGCTGCTCTGTGATCACGATAATGATTAATCGTATAATTCTTTTTTAATTGTACTACCTCGAAAATTTTTGGCTCTATACTCTTCTCCGCAAAAATATAATGCACCTTATTACTTTTATCTCTTCCTAAATAACTGGCTCTTTCCCTGCCTTGTAAATAGCTCAAGGCAGAATAATCTATACCCAGAAAAACAACATCATCTGCACTACTTAAATTAACTCCCTCTCTACTGCTCCTTACCTGACCAATAAAAACCTTATCAGTATTACTATTGAATTCTACTGGATCTTCAGTAACACGATCACCAAAAACTTTCTTCAGCATTTTTTCCTCTGCCTTGTAACAATACATAATCGCAGTTTTGCCCTTAAATGTATTTTTTATATATTCAACCTTGCTCTTATCAAAAATTACTGTGCCATGTCTTTCTGTTATCACATGACCATTAAACAATTGCTTTAATTTGCTCATTACCTTAACCCCCGTATCAGCTAAGACACTTCTACCTTTAGATTTTCCAATAACACCTGTTTTAATAATCCTTAAAGCAAGCCTATAAGTTCTTTTAGACATTTTCACTAAATGCACTTTTTCTTCTATTTCCTGACTAAAACCAGCCTCTTTCTGCGTCATATAGACCATAAATGGTTCAATATCCTTTTTAATTGCATTTACATAGGCATCTGAATAATCTTTTACAACAATGCCTGTTCCAACTCTTTTTTCCTTTACTTCCACATAATCACCAGCCCACTTATAAAAACCATTACGGCCATATCTTGAATATTCATTCCAGACATTAGTTAAGGCAAACTGGTGATATAACTGTGACCAGCTTTCAGGGCTTGGTGTACCACTCATTAAAATTATTATTCCATACCTTAATTTCAAAATATTCTGCTGTCTTTGTGATGGTTTTGGAAATGCACCAACACTATGGGCTTCATCAACTATGACAATATTCCATGATGTACCTTCAAAATTTTTTAATTGCTCAAAATTTGTAACAACAACTTTATCTGTTAAATTCATCAGATCTATGTCTTTTTTTATACTGCTAATTGCTTTCTTTTTTGTAATTATTAAAACCTTATCCTCATCCATATTTTTTACAACTGATAAAGCCACAAGTGTTTTTCCTGTCCTACATTCACCACTTAAATATCCATGCCCATAATTATTACAAAGCCTTGTAAGTTTTTCGCTTGCTTCTTTTTGGT